CTGTTTCATAGTTAGTTACTTCACCAATTATTATATTTATACCAGGTCTACTAGCGGTATTACCGTCTATTCCAATAGCTACTAAATCACTTTGCTTATAAATAATCCATCTTCTTGGGTCTCCAATGTTAGGTGCAGTGCTCACACAAGGACAAGTCAATGCTTCTGTTCTTAGGTCACACCAACCAAAACTTCTACTTGTATCAGCAAACTGACCTCTTAAAAACAGTTCATCTGTTACCCAAAGCTGAAAGGTGGTATCTTTGGTATCAATACTTGCATTATCGCCCTCGAACACAACTTTCTTAAAGTCATAGACCTCGATAAGCTTTGTTATCAGCCCTCTCAGTCCGTCTGTTCCCTCATATATTTTCATCTTCGACCGCCTCCGCTATGCCTGTTATACCTATATTTCCGTACGCTTCTCCCACTGACACACCCACAAGGCTCTGTCCGCTCACCATATCGGGTATAGTGTCGATAATATCCATATTGCCGTTGAAGTCCTCGATGCTGAACCTGTCCGTCCTATCGGGCTTTTTAAGCCCGAGATTTTCCGTGAAACTAGCCAACTATACTTCCCCCTTCCGCATTTTTGCCGACTATGAGATAGTACACCTTGAAAACGTATGTGCCGCCCTGGTCTGAGGTGTGTTCAAGGTATGCCTCCCAGTCGATGTCCCTGCCGTTGCTTGCGACTTTGTATTGAAAACTCTGCGACTTGAAGTGCTTTTTGCCCCAGTCGCACACCATAAACACCGCAGGGTTAGTGACCCCCGAGGGTATCATTCCTGTGCGTGTATTGTATGACCACTGGGAACCGTTGTCAGCGTTGACCTTCATATTCACCGTGAAAGACCCCCACCGCATATACAGTGGGTAGAGCCTGTTCACAAGGCTTACTATCTGCGCCGCTGTCTTTGCACGAAACACCGCTGTACCGCCGTCTAAAAGCTCGTCCGTCTGTTCGCCCGAGTACCGCAGCTCATACTCCTCCTCGCCCACTATTTCTTCAAGAGCTGCCACCCTCGCCGTGAGCTGCTGGATAAGCTCCTCGGTGGTGGGTGTTGTCTGACCTGTGTCCGCTGTATCGGCAGTATTCTCCGCCTGCGTATCAGCCACAGTTGTTATCTCATTTTCGTCCATTATCTCGCCCCCTTAAAGCTGTTCTTCCACCGACAGACCCACCGCAGAAATGTCTGCTGAAAGTCCGCCGTCAAAGTTAAATCCTAAATTGGTTATTGGTATATCGTAGCTTTCACCGCTTTCGCTGACGTATGTTATCACGTCACCGACGTCAAATCGTGGGTCGCCAAGGCGGTGAAAAAGCTCTGTTGTATACCACGAAAAGCCGCCTATCCTATGCCACAATGACCGCAGCAGCGACATTGTCATATATGGATTCTCAAACTCCACCACACGCCCTGCCGAGCCTGTGGTGTTGCCCAGCCGCAGAGTTTCGCTGTCGCTGACCTTACAGACAATGCCTGCCAAAACATTCGGACGTTCTCCCAGTGTTGGCAGGTCGATAGTGTTGTTGTCCAGTATCTTCACGCTCGAGCCGTACCATTTGCGGACGTATCTGCCGTATCGGTCAACAAAACCGAACTCGCCTTGTGCCGAAGCTATGTAACTGAGCATCTGCCGCATTGTGGTGTCTTTGGGTATAGAGCTTATTTTGAAGTCGAAGTTTGCAGTTTTCAGCCTTATGTGACCCTTGCCGTAAAGCCTTGCACCGCCCTTTACACGGAGCTTTGCAGGGATGGTGTAGTCGTTGCCGTTTTGCAGTCCAAGCTGCTTGCATATGTCGTCCTCGACAGCCTTTGACCACGCAGGTAGCTTGACCTTTGGCACATAGGTCTTGTCGGAGAAGTAAAGCCTATCCGCAAAAGTGACCTCAGTATTTCCGCCCGACTTTTTCGATTTCACGCAGGTGAACCGCCCCAGAGGTATTCTCTCTCCGTCAAGCACCTCTCCAAGCTTGCTTATCTGCTCCACTGTCAGCTTTGAAAGTTCTGCGTAGGTGTAGGCTTCTAGGGTGGAGTAGGTGGTCACGCCTGTGAGGTCTGCAAGGTACAGGGACAGGTCATACTCTTTGCCGAGGAAACGTGTTTCAGCATCGTTTATCTGTAATGCCCAAGACTGTGAGCACACTGCACCAAGCTCTATGTCGTCACTGAGGCTCGTTGACTGCACGTCACTGGTAGCGGACATTATGTTGTCCCCCATTATTACGCTCTCGTCGTTTTCAAGCCACATACGCCATGTGCGGCAGTAGCTTTCGATGCGTGAGGAGACGGTTGTACTTGTTGTATACATATATCCGCCTCCTACTGCATGATAAGGTCAACAGCAACGCCTTTGCAAAACTGCCGCTTTTCGTCCCAGCCGAAAACTTCATAAGTTGGGTCGCCTGCATAAACGTCAAAAGTGCTTTCCTGAAATGTCTCATCAAGGAGCGTGATACTGAAAAACGGACTGTCAACGTTGGAGATATACTCATTGAGCTTTGCCGTCTCCTCACCTGTGAGATGATACCATTTCAACGTGACAGTTTTCTTTATGGCTCTTATATCGCCCACCATTTTGCAGTTAGCCGTTCGCCCTGCATTGTTCGACCATATCTTGTTGTTTGTAAAGCTCACTTCCGCAGGTGTGGCGACCCTTTCGCTGCCGAATATAAGTCCTCTGCTTTTCATTTTCTGCACCTCCTATGCCCTTATTGGCGACCTGCCGTTGCGTTTGATATAGTCGTTGATATCATCAATAACTATCTGTGTGATAGTCCTGCCGTTGAGCGTAAGCGGTATGGTAACGCTTATCTTCTGGTTGCCCCCTGCTCCGCCGTATGACACAAGAGCCTGCAAAACAGCCTGCGTGATAGTATCAAGCGGTGCCTCGATATTCGTACCACGCTTCTGATCGCCCAGAACTGCAAGGAACTCAGAGTTCGGCGGTATTACTGCACCTTGGGCAAGTTTGGGTATTTCGGGGATATCAATTTGGCTTAGGTCAAAGCCAAATGTCTGACCGCCAAGATCACCGGGAAGCCAATCAGGTGTCGTGAAGCTCAGCTCGTTTATGCCGTCGATTATCCAATTCAAAGCGTCCTCAACTGCACCTGTCAGACCATTTATAAGCCCGATTATCAAATTAATAGGTGTTTTTGCTATGTCAACAAGTGCGTCCCATACGCCTTTGAAAATCTTCTTTACACCCTGCCAAGCTTTTTTCCAATCACCGGTGAACACTCCCGCTATGAACAGCACAACGCCTTTAAGTGCTGAAATGATGTTCTTCACGGCGTCAATTATATTGCTTATGACATTGCCCACTATCTTTATTATCTTACCAAGCACACTGCTGACTATCGGTCCGAGTATGCTCACAAGCCAATTCACAACAGGTGCTATGGCTTTGTTGTAAATGCTCAGAACGCTCGTGATAAGTGTTCCAACAAAGTCGAGAAACTCATCAAGCAGAGGTTTCAAGTGCTCCGTCCAAACGCTGTCAGCCACGTCCATGAGCTTGTCAAACACAGGTTTAAAGACCGTTTCCCACAGGTTGAGAAATATGTTCTTTGTGGTGGTTATGCCCTCATTTATGCCGTCAAATATAGGCTGTCCCCACTCGTTCCAAAAGTCTGAAATGCTCTGCCAAGTATCGCTCCACAGTGTTTTCAAGGCGTTCAACACAGGCTGTGCAACGCCGTTCCACAAGGTATCGAAGATCTCTTTTATGTTGTCAAACAGTACGCCTAGCGTGTTCCATGTCTGCGTGCCAAAATCCGCCATTAGGGGTAATCCTACAGTGAGAAAGTTTTGCAGTATAGGGAACACTGCCACATTCCAGATATCAGAAAACACCTTGTTGAAGCTGTCAAAAAGTCCTATGCCTATCTTGCCAAGCGTGCTGAAAGCGGTCTGCATAAGCGGAGTAAAATCGTTTATAAAATAAGCTTTGAGCGGTTCGGAAAGCGACTTTATATCGCTGAAAACTCCGCCGAGTATCTGAGCAAGTTCAATGCTCTCTTTTTCAAGTCCGCTCCATATATCATCGAAAATAGGCTTAAAATTCTTATCAAGATAGTCTGCAAGCTTTTCAAACTGAGTTCTTACTGATTTGAAAAAGTCAGACAGCTTTTTATCTGCCTTTCCCGTATCCACCTCAACGCTAGTCCCGGAAGGCTGCATTATATCCCCAGCTCCGCTGACCCCAGTGCTGTCTGACTTGCTCTCATCATTCAGCTTGTTCATCTGGTCAAAGCTTGCAAGAGATCCTTCCTGTGCCTCTTGAGTCTGTTGTGCATTGTCGGCTATATCGCTGTAATTATCCGCCGCCTGAGAGGTGCTTTTCACTATGCTTTGAGCCTCGTCTGCACTGTTGCTTAGTTCAAAGCCGAACGCCTCTGAAAGTGCCCTCGCTGCCCCCTGTGCCAAAGCTATGAGCTGTGAAAGCAGACTGTTTATCGCCTTGACAGCAGGCAGAAGAACGTTCATCAGCACAGTGCCGATAGTTGCTCCGAACTCTTTCCATTGTTCAGAAAGTATTCTTGTCTGGTTCGCCCAGCTGTCAGAAGTCTTTGCAAAGTCCCCCTGAGCAAGAGCCGTCTGTGACATAACGTAGTTGTATCTCAGCTGGACTTTTTCAGCCTGCGACATATCGGCAGTTGACTTCGTGATACCCTTTGAAAGTGCATACGCCTGCAAATTGGCGTCCGTCATAACAATACCGAACTGTTTGAGGGTCTCAGTTTCGCCTGTAAAAATTGATTTCAGCGCCGTGCTTGCTACGTCCTGACCGACATTATAAAATGACGCCATATCCGCCGACAGCCCTGTAAGAGCCATAGCCATATCGCTTGCACTGTCATTGGCAAGCCCCATTCCTGCCGCCATTGCCATGAAGTTTGAGCCTGTCTGCTTTGCGGTGAGCTTTGAAATGCCGTAGGTCTTTACAGCCGTGTCAGCGAAGTCCTCCATTTTCTGCTTTGATTCACCGAAAGCCGTGTCAACAACGTTCTGAACTTCCGCAAGGTCTGAGGCTGTTTCTATGGATTGCCTGCCGAAGTCCACAAGCTTCTTGACGGAGAATGCAGCTGTCAGAGCCATTGCAAGGCTTTTAAGTTTTGGCTTGATATCCCCCACCATATCGGAAAGGCTTTTCAAGCCCTTTTCAAAGCCCTCACTGTTTATGTTGGTGTCAAAATTCAAGCACCCGTCAGCCATTGTCATTCACCTCCCGTCAGTTGTTTCAGAAACTCTTTGTCCTCGTTTTCAGCCCTCTGCTCTTCTGCTGAGAGCTTTCGTTTAAGGTCTATCATATTGCGGTGGTTTCTGTAAAACTCCTGCTCGTATTTTTCAAGCTTTTTGTCCTTGTTAAGCTTTTGCCGTATGCCTATAACAGACGAAAAAAGCCCCTCGCCTATCTCATTGAAATAGCCGAGAAAAGTCCACCAATGAAGATATTTTACCGTCCTCGTTTCAAAGCCTGCCGCCTTGTTCACCGCAGGAAAAATAATACTCTCGTCCTGCTCCCAGTCGATAGTTTTTGCAGGCTGAACACTCTCCTGCGGAACATCTCCACCGCCTACAAACCAATAAGCCTTGTTGACAGCCTCCTGCAAATGCTCTCGTGGGATATCCTCAGCGTAAAGGCATTTAAGACACACATAGCACTTTTCACGCTCGTCAAGTTCGGGGTCTGCAAAGGCTGAATATATCCGCAGTATGACCCGAAAATCCGAGTGTATGGCATACTCTCTGCCGTCTATTTCAAGGGCTGTTGGCAAACTGCCTATCATTTCAGTAGCTCCCTGAGCAGAGCCTTTTTGTCCTCGTCAGAAAGCTCCGCCACATTGACCGCAGGCTGAGCAATATGTTGATGAGCGATAACAGGTGCGGTGTACTTCTCCACCTTTTCTTCGAGCTTTATCTGAGCCGCAGTCTGTGCTGACTTTATCTCCTGCACCACCACAACAAGAAGCGCTTCAAGGAAGTTCACAAGCACAGGCTTGCCGTTTGAAGCCACAGAGAACACGTTCACGCTTCCAAGCGCCGCCGTACACACATCGCTTCCAAATATGTCATTGACCATTTCTCTTGCACGCTGGTCATACTCTTTGAGAAGCTGAGTTCTGTCCTCGTTCTTCTCACGTTCTGACACTTCTTCTGCGATATTGTCAGCATTGCTCATAGCGTCCTGTATCCTTGTGATGATACCAACGTCTGACACGTTTATCCTTATAACTCTGTTCTCGTCACCGTTTATAGCGTACTCTTTGTAATTGCCGCTGTTAAAATTTATTGACTGCATTGACATTTCTATCATCCTTTCTGTATTATGGCAAACAAAAAGCACTCCGCTCTGAACGAAGTGCTTTCATATGTTTGTCATATAGTTTATTCTTCCGTAGTCTTTGCAAACGTTGGCACGCCTGCCGCAAAGGTGACAGAGCCTTTCACTCTGTTTCCTGCAAAGGTGCAGTTGAACGGGATATTTACGCCCCCCTGTGGTCCGCCATATGACTGCGGCTTGACTATGACATCTTCCGTCCATGCGTCATACGCGCCTGTGGTCTTGTCAACGATGACTTCAAGCACGCTTGTCTTGCAGGCGTCGCCGGTAAGACGATTCATCATGATATCCTTGAGCTTTTCGTAAAGTGCGTCACCGGGCTTTGCATAGAATGTGTCAAGGTCGAACTCAGGCTCATAGCCGTTGTCCTCAACTGTGGTTTCATCAAGGATATTCTTCTTTGTGGAAGTGTCAGGGTTGAGTGCCACACTTGCGTCCTCAACGTCCTTGCCGAGAAGATACCAGCTTGGTGATGAGGCGACCGCTGCGAATGTAGTGTCAAGATAATGCAGAAGATGGCTTCTGTTGAGCTTTCCGCTCTTGTATGAATAATCAGGCATATGTTTTCCTCCTTTTATATCTGATACTGTGCCGCTATCTGCAATTGATACTGCACAGTATCGTTTGTGTTTTCATTTGGTATTGCATATATCATTCCGTTTGCACAGGTGAGCTTTTCAAGAACGCCTGTCCTTTCCTCGTCCTCTGTTATGGTAATGAACGTGGTATCTCTATGCTTGTCTGCATAGCTTTCAAGCCACATCTGCAATTCAAGCAGTACGCCGCTGTTTGACATTCTGTCAAAGTCGTTCATAGACTGATACACAGCATAGAGAATGAAGTTATGCTGTCTTGTCTGACCGCCCAGAATATCAGAGCTTATAAGGCTGTCGCCTGTTGAGGACAAGCCATAATTGGTTGGCGTATCGTCGGTAAAGTCGATATGGATATCGTTGCAAACCTCCGATATTTTCGGGAATTGCTGCAAGATATCTTTCACAAGCTCGATTATGTTCATTTCGCTTTGCCTCCCATTATCGCCGCCGCTCCTCTGAGTATTTGCTGTTTCTTGTCGGCTTTCATTCGCTCAAACCAAAGCTTACCGGCAAGTGGCTCTTTAAAAGTGCTGTAAACAAGGTCTTTGTCCGTCAGCACTTTCTTTTCTCCATGTCGGGCGTAAGACGAGCCTGTAACAGAGGATACCATAAGCTTGCCGTAATACTGATAGCGTGCGTAAGGTGCAAGATACTGTATCTTGCCGCTGCCTATTTTTGTGCCTCTCGTGGCAGACTTTCTCAGATTAGTGCTGAGGGTAGGTGTATACTTCACCATATGCCTTATGCACTCGGCGTCAATGAACTTTTGAGCCTTATCAAAGCGTTCTGAATACTTGCCTGCAAAGGACTTATCCCAAGTGATAGCCCTGCTGTCCATAGGCTGACTAATTTTCATTTCACGCTCACCTCCATATGTGGCAGACCGCCGAACATATAATCATCAATGCTCATTACCGTAACAAAGTCATACTCCGCACGAAACATTTTCATGCTCTCAGATATGCTCTGCGGCGTTTGATTATCGAACTCAAACTCGCATTTTCCTCTCACAAGCATATCCTTTGCAGGGGTTTTCGGTGCATTATCATCATAGAAATACACCCTTGTGCTGTCTGAGGTCTGCATACCGCTTTTCACGATACTTCCCGACTTATTCTCACACCAGTAAACTTTCTCTGTATACTTCCGCACAAATCCCTCTGTCTGCTTGTCGAAAAGATACACCGTGCAATCACTGTTTGCAAGCATTTATCTCACCCCTCTGTAAAGCAGCCCTGTTCCGCTGAGCCATTTGTACACGATATCGTGAACGGCTCTGTCAGCGTTCTGCCTGCGGATATCCGAGCTTTCATATGACTTTGACCAGCCACCAACGCTTTCGGAAGATACCCCATGAGTGCCGCCCTCCTGCTCTGCCTTGAAGATATTTTCCGCAAGCTCGCAGCAGCACATTTTCACTTCTTCGGGGATATCGTTCTCGTCAACGTTGTCAAGGGTATATTGCTTCATAAGGCTTGTGGCTTGCATTGCATAGAAGTCAAAAGCGGCAGATATGTCAGGCTCTTTGCCGCAAAGATAAACGCCTATATAATAGCTCTCGCTTGCATATGCTTTCATACTGCCGCACCTCTTTACTTCTTGAATCTTGCAAGCACTACCTTTGACTGGTCTGAAATAGCCACAGTGTAATGCTTGTCAGCAGATATATCTGTGCAGCGCTTTGTGCTTCTTCTCTCTGTTTCAACGTTGGTGTCACGCTTGAGGTAGATAGTCAGAGCTGATGTTTCGTCCTCTGTTTCAGTATCAGCGTTGAGCTTGATGATAGGGCATATGTAGAAAGTGCCAGCCTTGACAGCGGCGTTCTTTACAACATAGTCACCCACCTTTGGAGCGTAACCCTCTGCACAAGGCGTTACTGAGCCGAGCTTTATCTGTGAAGCAGTTGGTGAAGCTGTGCTGTCTGCAACAACTTCCTTTGCACCCTCTGCATCGCTGTCAACTCTCACATACTGTTCTGGGATAGCCTCGTTAAGTGAAACTTTCTTTGACGGAACGATACGGCAGTTCGCTATTTTGCCTATCTCGCCTGTCATTACCACATTGCCGTCATACTTATCGGCAGAAATAAAGTTCGGGTCCTTTCTAAGCTGTGAGTTCTGATGAGGATTAATAAACATAGCCTTTTCGGTGTTCAGCTCCTCATTGAACTTGTCAACAGCGTCAACAATGCCGCTGTAAGAGATAGCAGAGGCCGAGCCGTCATAGATGAGCTGAGCTTTCATAAGTGCGTCCATGCTGTCTGCGTCCACCTTAGAAGCGATAGACATTGCAAGCTGTGAAGTCGCCTGACCCGCAGGATTGCCATAGCCGCTGAGAAGTGCTTCATCAGTTATCTCCACCGCTTTCATGGCTTTCTTTACCTTAGCCTGAGTGGAATCTGTTTCAAGCTTGACGGTTTCGGCTTCAACGCCCTCTGCAACATCAACTGCGTCGCCGATATACTTGTACTGCGGCACTGTGATAGTATCGCCAGGCACGCCAACGAGTGTTCTGTCTATCTTCGCAAAGGGAGATACAGTTATCTTAGACTCTATCTTTGCGTCGATCATATCACTCATTACCTCAGGATCGATAAGGTCGGTGATCTTTGTCTGCTCTGCGAAATACTGCATAGAAATTCTAATGCCATTTGTCATTTTCATAATATCCTATCCTTTCAACTGTTCGTATTTTTCGGGGTCTGTTCGTTTAAGTTCCAGCCTCTGCATATACCCCATTTTTGCAAAGGTTTCCTTGCTCACTTCACCTGCGGCAGGCGTCCCTGTGGGAGCAACCGGGTTCTTGATAGGCTCGGAGCTTTCAAAAAGATAATCGTTATCTTTCTTCACGTTCTCGATAGCCGTCTTGATATCCTCAGCCTGATTTTTGGAAGCTTTGAGAGTTTCCACATCAAGCAAAGCTTTAAGAGCCTTGACGTTTCTTGCCTTGCTTGCCGAGATAGCGTTATCAAGGGTAGCGTCAAACTCCATATCAGATATCTTCGCCTGATACTCGGTATCTTTCTTAGCAAGGTCAGCGGTGAGCTGTGCGACTTTGCCGTTAAGCTCCTTGACGTCCACGCCCTCAAATTCTTTGAGAGAGTTCTGTGCGGTATCAAGGCTGTCCTTATAATTATCACGCTCCACCTCAAGACGGCTTTTCACCTTTTCAAACTCAGCCACAGTCTTATAATTCTCTGCCACCTGTTTTGTGATGTCCTGTTTCTTGTCCTCAGGGATAACGATACCCAGAGCGGCAAGGATCTCAAAAATGTTTTTCATATGTTTGTCCTTTCTACATAGCTTATATACCGCTCTGTCTGCGGTGTGAAAGTCTGACAGTTTAACGTCATACCAAGGACGAAATGGTATGAAAAAAGCACCCGTTAAGGTGCTTAGTTCCGATGTTTGGGTATAAAAATACCGCCCGACATTAGTCAAGCGGTAAAATTATCATTTGAAATACTCTGTAAGTTCAACTTCTGAATCAATGTACACAGCGTCAATATAATAACTGTTGTGTACGATTATCTTCTTTCCGTTTAATTCATATATCTGCGTTTGTGAGCCGTCAACATCTGTCAGCATATCGGACCGTTCAATGCCTGGAATATGCTTTTCCAATGCCGCACATTGCTTATCAAAAATTTCTTTGTCCGCAGCCGTGCAAATATTGTATTCATATTTTTTCATTGCTGATCATCCAATCCATACCTTTTATCTACTGATCTTCGTGTTTTTACAGCGGTCTTCAAAGTGTCTGCTACAGCTTCTTCTCTGCTCATGTTTTTTCGTGCCATTTTATCTGACACCAAGTCTTCAAAAGAAATGATAGGGTCGGTCTGGTCAAGGGTTTTACGAGCTTTTTGATTTTCCATTAACTCTCTTGCCTGAAAGCGATACTTGTTACGCAGTTCACAAGCTTGTCTTGCCTGTTCTTCAATAGACTTGCTTTTGTCGATAAGCTGAGGGATATTTTTGTTATGGTGTCTGTACCACTTTCGCACGTCTATATCAGACATCTTACCTTTCATATCAATTATATCACTATAATCTTTTTGCGTCAAGTCTATCTTGGTTTTTCCAGCCCCGATATTCCCCAGTCCGTCGGCGTTCACACGCTCTCTCTGCTGAGGCAGACCCATTGCTTTTGAAAACCTTGTATACTCCTGGGAAGTGCCACGATATCGGCAGCGTGCGTTGATGATATCCTCCTCATCAGCGCCTGCCTCTTCAAGAAGATGTATTTTCTGCCGCTGGGCTCTCATTGCAGTTTCAAGCTTTCTTTGCCGCTGTAAAGCCTCGTACTTTGTGTACTCTTTATCACCGTACTTAACAGGCTTGTTCTCCTCTGCATTCATCTGTGTAAGCTCCTCGTCTGTGTAGGAACGCTCAGATATGCCGGGGATAAAGGGGTAATAATCGTGATAGCAATTCGCACCGCACAGACCTGTCACAGTACCAAGACCGCAGATAGTTTCAAGTTCTTTTTTGCTGTAGACCTTGCCCTGCCATTCTTGATGAGAGGGTCTTGCTCCGCTGTGCCAAGTGACTTCAAAATAGTCTGTGCCAAGCTCTTTGGCGTTGTCCTCATTCATTTTTGCGGTTAGCTGTGAAAGCCCTGTCATCACCGAACGCCTTGCGGCTACGTCTGCCCTGTTGCTCCAGCCTGTGGCATAGTCCACAGTGCGAAGACCTGAGTTCGTCATATCCGAAATGACTTTCTTTATGACCGTGTTATAATCGAACGCTCCGCTCGCTATGCCCATTATGGCATTGTCAAGGCTCTGCTGATAAAAGTCAGCCGCCTGCGTGAATTTAAGCTTGCCGTCAGGCTGTTTTACTGCAAAGCCAAGTGACTGAGATATGTTTTTAAGCTCCCCCGAAGTCTGCTCCGATACAGCCGACAGCAGCCTTTGCAGGCCCTCATTTTCTTCAAGGGGTATCCGTGCCTTGCCTTTGGTCTTGTATATGCTATCGTCCCATTCATAGCCTTTTTGCAGGATATCATTGTACAGCTCTTTTATCTCAGCTTTGGAGAGGTCAAGGTTATCAGCTATGGCTTTCTTTATCTCACGCTTGCTCATTCCAAGCTCGTGAAGCCTGTATATCTGCCAATCCACCGAACGTGTTATCTCGCCGTTTATCTTTATCCTGCGGACGATGTCCTCCATTATCTGCATTTCAAGGTCACGCAGGGGCTTGTCAAGAACCATTGAAACTCGCTCTATCTCGCTTGCTTTGAGCATTATTCTATCACCTCTGCGGTGCTGTCTGAGGTCATTTTCTTAGCCGTTTCCTCGTCCTCACCATACCATTTCATTCGGTATTCCCACAGTGGCATAATGCCCATAGAAACGTCCTGACGATCGCTTGCACGCTTTGTTTCATCATCAGCAAGGATACTGTCCTCAAAGTTCACAGACAGCTCATAACCGCTTTGAGTAAGCCCATTATAAAACGCCAGCGAATAGCAGAGGTCTTCAAGGCAGACACGGAGGTTATTCTGTATCGCCGTGACAGTATCAAACTTTCTCTGCTTTGAGGACTTTATCTCCGTTGCCGTCTTGTCGACTGTCTGTGGGTTTGAGATATCCCCATAGGACAGCCCCACAGCAAACTCTATCTCACGCTTGTATTCTTCAAGTCCTGCGATAAAATCAGCCTGTCTTAACTGCGGTGAGAACTCGTGATAAAAGTCACCGCTCGTGCCAGCTGACACGTTTACCCCTCTGAAAAGCCGTTCATTGAGCTTAGGCATTTCTGCACGTTTCTTGCCTGTGAACGGGTCTGTCACAGGTCTTAGCACAGCCTCGTCAACGTCTATGGCACGCTCCCCAGATTCAAACTCCCAATCGAGCCTGCCAAATTGGATATCAGCTTTTCTTATGACTTCTTCCGCCCCTGCGAACACTGATACGCCTGAATGTGAACCGTCAACTGTATTGTCGATAGGGTTGACATAATAGCCGAAAGAGGGTCGCAGCATAAGGGGATAGGCTATCTTAGGGATAAGCTCTGCCCACTCTGAAACAGCTGTGAGGGGTATCTCAGCACCAAGAGACACACCGTCATTGGAGCGAAAAGCCCTGTTTGTGATAGTCAGTCCTTTTTCATAATCAAGAGCGTGATACTCCAGCCTTATGCGGTAATCATTATCGCCCATGCGTTTTATCTCAGGGAAAATGACCTTTATAAGCCTGCCGTTCACGTCATACTCCACAGGAATGAACTGCGACTGCGGAACATACTGCACCTTATCAGCACCAAGCGGCTTTATTATCATTGCTCCTGTTGCAAGACCTCTTTGCAGATTTTTATTGAGGTTTTCAAGGGCGTTTTTCATTATGGCATCAAGCTTATCGTTGGAAACTTTCAGGGCCATTTCATTGATAGCCGTGTTTGCAAACTCCCTCACAACAGCGTGTTCAAGCCGCAGAGAGTGAACTCCCTTGGGTGCTGCATTACCTGCATACATTCTGTCCCACTTGTCGATAGCTCTTATCATACTGTCCGTCACGGCGATATCAATACCGTAAACGCCCTTTATATCTGACTTTGAAAGCATTCTGCTTATCCACTCCCTTATTTTTGAAATAATGCCCATAGCTTACTGACCCCGCCTTTTCCATACTCTTTCCATTGCATACCGAACGGCGTCGATAACGTGGTCATTGCCGTCGGGATAGCCGCTTATAACGTTGCCCTCTTTATCCCTGTCATACTCACAGTTGATGAACTCCTCGCAAGCCACAGGACAACGCTTGTTATCTATAACGATACTCCGCAGAGATTGCAGCCACTTATATGAATACTCCCTGCTGTTAGGACCTTTCTCTGCACCTCTTGCAAGCAAGCCGTATGCTCTGTAATCCTCAACAGACTTATTCTCTGCACTGTCGCAGGTGATAAGGTCATTTGCCGTGATACCAAGCTCCAGCAAATGCTTTGCGGTATCAATGTTCTTTGTTTTGTTGCAGGTGTATTCCTGCCATATGAACAGCGTGTGTTGAGCAGGAGCATAATGCACTCTGACAAAAGCGTAAAGGTCAGGATACCAGCCCCAGTCAACGCCGTTATAGATGTTATCGAACTGTGCTATCTCATTGTCGGTTATCTCTCTTATGAGGACGTTATCGAAAACATTGCCGCCTGTGCCGTTTGCAACGCCCATATACTCGTTCTCATAGGCAGTGGGATTAGTTTCTTTGAGAAATTCGGCGTCATCAAGAAAAGGCTTGCCAAGCCACTTTTTCGGCACAGTTAGATAAGTGCTTTCGGTAACAAGTCTGTCCGTTCTCGGCACTTTGATGTACTTATTCGCCCAGTTCTGAGCCGACTTCGGAGGGTTGAAAGACTTGAACTTATAAGCTCTCTCGCCGCCTCTTATAACAGACTGTTCTATCGTTCGCACAGCTTCTTCACCGCCGAACTGGTCAAGCTCCTCAAACCACACGATGCCGATATAGCCAAAAGGCGGCTTGATAGACTTTATCTTGTGCGGGTCATCGGCACCACGAAAGTATATTTTCTGCCCTGTTGAAATGCGTGTGATCTCAAGGGGCGACTTTGTGCAGGCAAACTCATCATCAAGACCAAGTGCAGATATTGCCCAGAGTATCTGAGAATAAACGCTGTCTTTAAGAGTATTCGCCACAGCACGCAGTACGCAGACGTGCATATTCTCGTTCTTCATCAGCAGGTCGATAACGTTCAGACCGCAGAATGAAGATTTAGTCGAACCACGTCCGCCAGGGAAAACATACTCGGAATGTTCCTGCTCTGCAATATCGAACAGGACAGGCGAGAACGCAGGAGCGACAAGGCTCGCAGGGATACCGCTGTACGCCTTATCAGGCATAGAAACAGGCTCAAGCTTTTGTTTTTCAAACCTGAGCCTTGCGTTATCGTATTTTATCTTATGTTTGAGCATATCGTCGTCACGGATAATGTCACGCAGCTCTTTCACCGCCGCAACGTCCCCTTGCTTAGCCCTTGCCATAAGAGCCGCATTCACAAGAAGCATATTATTTATGAAGTCAGGGTCAAGGCTGTTAAGGTCAATGCCCTGCTCCACGAGAAACTCATAGTCCGCTCTGGTATTGGCAGGCTGTTCAAGCAGGAAGTCCATCACCTGTTTCATAGTCTTTTTACGTCTGCGGACTTCGCCTGATTTTTTACCGCCTTTCGACTGTTCTTCGACTGTTAACTCATATCCTCCAGGTATTAAATTCTGTTCATTCGGCATTCACCTCACCTCTCTTTTGACAGTACAAAAAAAAGACACCTTATGAAAAGATGTCCTTCATAATTTAAAACTAACATATCCTTATTGCGTAAAAAATATACTTAGTCTTTATTTGATTTGCATTTATCTATATCTTTATATTCAAATACAAATTCATTGAGTTCAAAGGTCTCCATTTTTCTTTTTCTTAATTCATCTGCTCGTAATCCCTCTGTAATATACGCAGATTCCTGCCCTATTTCACTAGATTTACTAATAAAATCAGGTTCAGCTGATTCACCTCTAAGCAATTTTTCAACGTCTTCTTCTATTCCCATTATTCTCACCTCACAAACAATTTATTCTAACACAGAAACCCAACACCGCCATAATTATTGAAATAACTATGCAAATCAAGGATTTGTTATATAACATAAATAATTTATTCAGCAAAAAATTATTATAATGTACGGAGTCAATTATTTGATATACATATGCTTGGCACAAAACGCTCGTTGGAACAGTCAACATTTTTTCTTTATACAGGCCATATGTATTAGGAACTCTATATTTATTTGCTTTTATGATGTATAATAATATAGCTACTCCACATATAAAAAGCATAAGAGCGGTAACTATGAAAAACAAATAAATTGATATAACAAAAACTTCGCTTTTCGTGAATTTACTCTTACTAAAAATATTAGACAAATTATATAAAAAAGTAAAAAAAGATGCATACACACCTGAAATTGTGAGTGTAACATTAGCTTTACTATCAAGTTTTGCCTTACGACTCCATTGTCGATCATAATCAAGTTTTGCCGAATCTAACATCAATTTTGCATTTTCTAATTTCAGATTGCCAAGCGTATTATCTTTCTCAGCATTATCTTTCTCATCACACACCACGATTACCTCCCTTGAACAACATGATAACACCATAAAGCAAATAAAGTCAAGCTTTTGCACAAAAGTTCTCCCTCCTGCATAAATAGCATTTGTATTTTTTATGCAGTATATCAAAAATTCGACATTTATGAACCTTTTACGACACAACGCAAAAGACACCCCGTTCGGAGTGCCTCTCGCAAATATATTATAAGGAGTTAAGTAAATGTTGGAGCAGATATCAAGCTGGCACGCTCTCAGCCTGCATACGGAGCTTTCGCCCCGTCGGACTTTTTTATGGAGGTCCGCAAATGTTTGCTTGCCTTATTGGCTATTGTAATGATATCATACTATGTACGTTCCTGCAAGTGGTATTGAGTGGTCTTGTGTGGTATATTTAATTTCTCACAGCCATTGTGAAACATTCTCAGCACCGTCTTGTAATCTCTGAAAATATAGTTGTGAGCTATCTTCTTCACCGATATGCCGTTGATGAAATACAGCTTGATTATCCTTGCAGTATCTATGGTTTCAGCTTCCTCATTGCAGAACATTTCGTCTATCTCAGACTGTATCTCCTGCGTGAGCCTTGCACGTTCTTCACTCAGCTCCTTTTGTTTCTCACCCTTGCAGGCATAACTCAGCATTGAGCTTTCGGCTGTGTTGCCGGGCGTTCCTGCCGAACTGTCATTCTTGTCATAGCATACGGCTTTCCCATTCAGTATCCTTGCCCTGTTTTCTTCAAGATTGGCTATGAGCTTTGGTATCAGCTGATAGCGTGATATCTTTTCTTGTATTGTCAACCTTTATCCCTCCTCGATCATTCTTCCGCAAACAGGACAGAACTCAAAGCGGACTTCCTTGCCGTCTGCACCAAGCTTTTCGCTCCACTCTGTCACTCCATTGCAGTATTCACAGCCTGCATATTCAGGTATGGTTACATCGTTATGTTTCGCAAGTCCCTCGTCGCAGAGTATCAGCTCAAGTGCCTGCAATGCGTATTTGAGCTTTTCTTCCCCGTCCTGCGTTTTGTTTATCTTCCAGACTGTTGTCTGCCCTCTGCGGATATTCTCCTGCATTATGCAGGCTTGTCTGAAAAACCTGCCGTTTCGCTCTTTGCTGTGAAGATATTCCCGCTTGTATTCCGCCTGCTTGTCCTCACATATCTCTTTTGACCACCCCTCATGCCTGTTCTTGTAGCCAAGTCTTGATAACTGTGAGAAATACTTATATTCCTCAGCAGGATACTCGTCATAGATGAGCCTGCCGTCTATTGCCATATCTTCATATCGTGCGAACTCTTCTTGTGACATTCTTTTGAAATCTATCTTTATAGTTGGTACCCCCTTTGTGAAGGGTTGTGAAGGGTTTGCACCCTTTTTAAAGAATTCTTTCTTTATATATATTCTTTTTTATTTTCTAATACGAAAGGTTAGAAAACCCCTTCAACCCTACACAACCCTACACACTTACAATTACTTACACATTATCAAGTGACAGTCCATTGAAGTATATACCGCCCCTTGTTCTTACTTTCTCAAAGCGTTTTGCAAGCTCCATACCGAACTTTGTTGAACTCATACGATATTCATTGTTCTGCTCAGCCCAGTTAAGATACGCCGCAAAAAGCTGACTTGACTTAACGCTCAGACCCTTGCCCACAGTACACTTATCCTCAACAAATGCAGAGATAACGTCCATTTCACGACGGTACTCCCTCACTTCTTCAAGAACGGCACGAGGCATTTTAAGCCCCTCTTTCTGCCACAGCAGACAGCCCTCAACCGCCCAGCGGAATATGCCCGTAAGCTCCGCCGACAGCTTGTATTTCAGCCTGCGGTCTATTTTTTCTTCGGGGATCTGCACAGTGAAGGGTATCATATGAATTCTTCGCCAAATGCCCGTATCCGTTCCTCTGATGACAGGCTTATGGTTTGTCGCCATCCAAAGTTTGAACTCAGGTTTGAACTCGAACTCGTCGCCGTAAAGCTTTCTTGCCGTAACAGTATCGTCGCCTGTAAGCTGTTTGAGCAGACCCTCGTTGATACGAACGCCCTCGTTAGGCTCAACGCTTGTCACGAGCCTTGCACCTTTGAGCCTTGCAATATCGCTGTTTATGGCGGTGCTCTGATTACTGCGCACCATAATAGTTTCAGGCTGGATATTTGCCGCATAGTCCCCGAAAATATCCCTTATGATATCAATGAAAGTTGACTTGCCGTTTCGTCCTGTTCCGTAAAGAAAGAACGCACATTGCTCGGTGGTCGAGCCTGTCAGGGAATATCCCACAGCTTTCTGAACGTATCTGATAAGGTCTTTATCCTTTCTGAAAATATCATCAAGAAAGGCAAGCCAGCGAGGACAATCGGCGTTCTCTGAATACTCAACGGCTGTCATTTTCGTCAGATATGTCATAGGGTCGTGGGGAGATATGCCGCCGCTTCGCAGGTCGATAACTCCACCCGGGGTATTGAGAACAGTTTTAAATCTGTCCATCTGAGCCGGCAGAACAGGAACGTGGTGCATGACCTCGCTTAGCATTGCGTTCTTTGATTTGTTAGAACGGCAGGACTTCATATGCTTTTCAAAAGCCTTTGCCATATCCGTTCCCTCGTCTGCGTCAAGCTGAGCGTACACTTTTGCCTCTGCCGCCATACAAGCCACAGCCTTGTCTGCAAGGCGTTTTACTGTGCCTGTCATATCGGTACACCACTTTCTGCCGTCATACCAAAGCCAGCGTTTGTCTGTATAGCAGTATCTCACCTGCTCGCCGAAAAGGTCAACAAAGCGTTCTGCGTTGCCCGTATCGTCAAATGAATAAAGTCTTGGCTTGGTTTCTTCCTGCTCCACAGCACCCACAGAGATCGGTTCAGAGGGCGACTTGAAGTTAAGAGAAAATCCCCCTGCGAACTTTGGCGAATAGGTCTTGTCGCAATCGGCAATGGCTTTCTGGATCGTGAGTGCGCCATAGGTCGAACCGCTTTGCGCCCTGTCCCACTTTTCACGCATAAGACCTGAGGAACGGAATATCATATCCATTTTCTCTGCGTCACAGCCTGTCCAGAACGCAAGCATCGAGCAAAACGCCATATCAGCCTCAGATTGAGAGGTATATCCTGCGGTGCTGCCGCTGTAGAGCGACACGAACTTTCCGCCGTTCTTTGCACCTGCCGCAGCTTTGATTATCTGGTCTGCGGTGTCAAGTCTGACAGCAGGAACAGCCTTTGCCACAGGCTCGTGACCGCCTCCTATGTACTTTTCGTGCAATGGCTTTATGCTGTCGGAACACTCTGCGATACTCTCATATTCTGAGCAGGAGTTGCCTGTCATAACGAAAAATCTGCCGTCCTCATACATCTCAACTGAGCCTTTACGTCTGCCACGCTTCGGGAGCGTTCCTCTGCATATGATATGTATGCCCTTGCCCGATTGAGATATCTCAGTATAACTTTGCAGGGTTGAGATAAATTCAGATATGATGTTGCCGTTCTCTCCCCTTTGGTATGCCTCAAGCTCCTCCTCTTTGCCGTCAATGTCAACACCGAAATACGGACAGCCGCCGAACATAAATCCTATGCCCGAATGTTTTTCTGAGGCTCTCACCGCCGTATCGAAATCGCACCAAGTAGAGGGGTTATTTGACATAGCCCCTCCGCCGGTAAGTGCGTTTATCGGCACTTTCTTTATCTTCCCTCTCTTTTCATCAGGCACAGCGTCCCAGCATATCCAGTTTGGCAGGGCTTTAAGCTCCTGCGGTATTTGTTCGTACATATATCCAACTCCTAACATAAATTTTGAAAAGTCAAAGCCTTTCACTTATCCCCGAAAAACGTCCAAAAAGTTGCATTAAAAATGCAACAATTGCAGAAATGTTGCCAAATTAAAATATAAATCATTTGTTTGCACAAAATGTCATCTGCGTTTTTATGCAAAAGCACTATGACTTTTCGTTTTTCTCAGAAATCAGAACGGCACGCCGTCATCTGTAAGCACGTCCTCAAAATCTTCAAGGGAACCTATGGCGCTGTCAGCCTGCATATTTGTCTTAGGCGTTGCAAAGCCCGTCTGCTTAGTCGCAAAGCTGTCCGCCGCTGGTGCAGAGGACTTGAACTTATGCTTGCATTCAGGATACTTTGTAGGGTTGACAAAATTAATGCGTTCCTGCTCTTTGCCGTTCCATTCCTCGTGCGTGAGATCTACCCTTATGCACTTGTTCAGCAGGTCGGTGCAGTATGCTTTAAGGCTCTCATATTCCTTGCCGTCAGGAAGCTTAGCCGCCTTACCCATCGCCATAAGCTGAGCAAAGTTGTAGCCCTCCACCTGCATATCGTTCTCGTTAGGCTCGTGCTTTTTCCATATGGTGTGAAACAGGCAGGAGTTGCCGTATTTCTGCCCCTGCACGTCATTTCTGATGACAAGAGTGAAGTTAAGACCCACCGAGCCTTTCTTTGTTGTGCGTTCCTCGATAGCGGTTATGATGCACTCGTAATCGCCCTCAGGCTTTAATCCGTTCTGAAATGCCTCTGATTGATTTGACTTAAATCCCATTTTTTATTCCTCCGTTAGTAAATTTACTGCGTCCTCTGCTGATCGGCATATGCCTGCCAATGCTCCGCACTCACGCATTTTTGTTATGAACTTCTTCTGCTCAGGACGAACTCGTCCCGACTTTGTTTTGACTTCGATAAAGACAGCTCTGCCGTCCTTATGTCTTACACCGAACAGGTCTGAAAAACCTTTCGGCACTCCTGTGGTGAAATATCTGCCGTCAACTGTTTTCCCCTCGCCCACGTTCACACGAAAGACAGTGCAGTAGGGCGATACCGCACAGCGTATCTCGTTTTGTATCCTGTGTTCTTCCGTCAACCTATAAGCCCCCTTTGCCTTGCCTGATAATACGCCCAGCCTGATTTGTAGCCGTGACTTTTCGCATACTGCAAAAGTTCGGGATAGGTATGACAATCGGCAGGGCTTGAAAAATCAAGCTTAAATCCCTCCACCTTTACAAGCCCCACGCTGCTGTCAGTTTCAAGCTTTCTCTCGGCTGAGGGGAACTCATATCCGCAATGAGGACAGCATACTTTCACCCCCGCAGGAGGAGCAGAGAAAGTATAGAAACATTCAGGGCATTGTTTCACCTTGTCGCTCTGCTCCTGCTTTTTATGCTGAGCTTTCGGCTTTTTCTCCAAGCTCCACTCCCTGTCATCGTCAGGCATACCAAACCTTGCATAGTTGCCAACGTGGTCGATTATGACGGCTCTTTTATCAGGACGATACCGCATACATCTCATAGCCTGCTGAATGTAAAGAGTAAGGCTCTTGGTGGGTCTAAGAAGTATGGCACACTCGCAGTCGGGGACGTCAAAGCCCTCTGAGATAAGGTCAACGTTGCACAGCACAGTTATATCTCCCCTGCGGAAAGCTGAGATAATGCTGTCACGCTCGCTCTTAGGAGTAGAGCCGTCAATGTGTGCCGCCTTTATGCCGTTGTCATTAAATACATCTGCCGTCCGCTGAGAATGTCTGACGGAAGCACAGTAGCAGACCGCCTTTTTGCCAAAAGCAAGCTGTTTGTAATACTTTATGACATCACCAAAAACAGTATTTTTCACCATAGCTTTTTCTATCTCAGCCGCCATATATTCCCCGTGAGAAACGTGAAGTCCTGTAAGGTCGGCAACGTCAGGAGCATAGTAGTCATAAGGTGCAAGACAGTTGTTATCAATAAGCCATTTTGCGGATACGCCAATGATAAGCTTATCGTTCACGTCACCAAGCCCGTCACCATTAAGGCGGACAGGGGTCGCTGTAACGCCCACTCTCGGCACGTCCGAAAAGTATTCGTATATGCGTTTGTAGGACTGAGCAAGGCTGTGATGATTTTCGTCAGTTATGATAAGTGCAGGTCTGGCAAGCTTTTTAAGCCGTCTTGTAATAGTCTGCACCATACCCACCTCGCAGAGTTTCATATCAACGCCCCAGCGAATAAACGTCTTTTTTATCTGATCCACAAGCTCACGGCGGTGGACAAGAAAAAGCACTCTCTTGCCGTTAAAGGTCGTTCGCCTAGCCATTTCAGCCACTATGCAGGACTTTCCTCCACCGCAAGGCAAGACTATGCAGGGTGCTTTATAACCTGCACGCCAAGCCTGCCTTACCTGCTCCACCAGCTCATTCTGATACGCTCTCAGCTTCATTGGACTTCGCCGCCTTTACCCTTTTCAGAACGCATTTCATACAAAGCTGTTTGCCATAATTCTTCATCGAGCCGTCTATTATCTGCTGAACAGTACGCTTGCCGTCTGACATTATCGTCTTTCCGCACTCTGAGCAGATATGTTCGTCTGCAAGATGATAGTATGTCCTCAGCGCTTCATCAACAAGTTTCAGATCGTTGCTTATGTACATACTGTCAAACAGCCCGATAGGACTTTTGCAGGTGTCAGTGCCGTCCGTCTGAGTGGCGAAAAGATACTTGCCGTCAACCACAACAGTTTTAAGCACAGTTGTGAACATACCCTCGACAGTTATCTTCTCATCAAGCAGCTTGCCGATAGTTTTAGCTTTCTGCCTGCCGTCCTCGCCTGTATCAAGGTGATTGAGAAAATACACGATAACGTCCTCCGGAAGCATTTCAACGCTTCTCACAAGCTCCCAGAAATTCTTTGCAATGTCAGTGAACTTCTGATAGCCCGTTTCCTTTGCACGGCGCATAAACTCGTTCACCATAAGATACTGACTATCGTCAACGGCTATGGACTTTGCCGTCTGAGCTTTCATAAAGCGTTCTATCTCACCGTAATTGTCAGTATGTATCGTTGACTTAAACTGTGTGCGGAACGGAAGCTGTTTTCCATTCACGTTCACAAGTGCAAGCTCGTCCTCTTTGAAATTTCTCAGGGAAGCAGATTTGCCGCTTCCCGAAAAGCCTAATACAAGTATCGCAAGTCCCATTCTCTTTTCCTCCTTATCTTATGGTCAGTCCCGGTCTGCGGACAACTGCCGCATATGGTATCTCTCTGCCTGCCTCGATAGCCGCCTTGACAGCCGTCTTGCTTATGTCAGGATCTTTGTATTTCAGCAGGCTGTCATCATTGACCTTTGCCCACTCCACAAAGGCTTTCGGGTCTGTTATCTCGGTGCTTTCCCTGCCCTTTGTTATGCTTATCTTAGCCATAACGCCCTCTATTTTGTTAAGGTTGACCCTCTGCATACTGTTCATAAGATAAGCTTTAAGGCTCTCTGCCTGCTTGACCTTCTGCTCACGTCTTGCTTTGAGGGCTTTCTCCTCTGCTTCAAGCATTTTCGCCTCGCTGCTCAGCACCTTGACATAAGCTGCAACGTTTTCTGCCTTGTCTGTAAACTCAGCCTCAACGCATTCAAGGGTATCAAACCACACCTTTTCAGCCTCAGCCTTTTCCTCTGCCGTAAGCTCGGCATTTTCCGTCATATCCTCAAGGCTGTCAAAAAGCCTCTGAAAATCGTTTGTAAGCTCATAAAGTTTCATTTTTATACCTCCAGTTTTGAATTGATTATATCCGCAAGCTGTCTTGCTTTCTGTGTGAAAAGTCCATAATTGTCGCTGTCATTATGCTCGTTCACAAAGCCCACGAGCCTTGTTACGCTGTCAACAGCGGTGGAAAGATAAGCCTTGAATATGGCTTTATCGTCCTGCACGGGGGCGGTATCCACCTTCCCCGCAAGCTTTTTCTCATACTCTGCCTTAGTTCTGTCAAGCTCTGCACGAAGCTGTGAAAGCTTGTCCTGCTTATCCTTTTCAGCCCGCTCAGCTTTCTGCAAAAGCTCTCTGCGGTCTTTCAGGCTGTCTTCTTCAAGCTTTGAATATTTTTCCGACCAGTCAAGATCAACACGCCGCATAGCGTCTTTAAGGTTTGCCACCTCTTTGCTGTCCGTTTCCACAGCCACCTCGATAGGACGGCTCTCAAGGTCCTTTATCTCGGCTTCAAGCTCAGCAATTCTATCCTTGAATTTCTGTGACTTCGTTTCGTGTTCTTCCTCACGGTATCTCATTTCTTCGTGAAGTGCGTCATTTTGCTTTTTCACGCTGTCGATTTTCGCTTTAAGCTCCTTGACAGTTGTATTCTCTATATCTGTGGTTTCGGTAATGGTTTCTCTTTGCTCATCAGACAGGGTTGAAAGAAGTGTCAGCTTTTTTATTCCAATTTGTCCACTCGAGTGGACAAAATCTTCTGGAAGATTTTCAGCAACAGATATGTAATTATACACATTCGTTCTTTTAAACCCTGTTTCCTGCTCGCAATACTCTCCAAAATCTGAGTACCCAAGCTCCTTGTAAAGCCTGCTGTCTCTCATTTCCTTAAAGCCCATACACATATCGTAAAGGCTCTGCTGTGCAAGCTGAGCTGAGGTCTTTATCCTGCGGTCAAGCTCAGCCGCCTTGATATATTCTGTCGATAGTTCGTTCATGCTGTTTTACGCTCCTTTCGTTTCTCAGCGAACACCCTGTCAAGATACCGCTGATACTTCTGTTCAAAGTCCTTTATCTCCTGCGATTTGTCCTCACCGCCGTTTTGTACCACGTTGTTTCTATACCCTCTGCACTGCACGATACCGCCGTATTGGCTAACTTCCACAGTATAGTAAGGCTTGTTAGGCTCAGAGGCTTTCCGCAGAAACATTATGCTGAGTTTCCCCATAGCATGGCGTTCTGCATATCCGCCCACACAATGGGAAAGTATCCTGCCCTCGTCCTCTATCTCTTTCAAACTGTGGGGCTGTCTGACAAGCAAGCCGTCTGCCGAAAATTCAAGGCAGACACGCTCTGCAAGCCTTTTTGTGAAGTTCTGCAAAACAAGCTCGTCATGCTCATAGTTGATGATCTGAGTGAGTCTGTTGTGCATTGTCCAGAAATCGTGTGGCAATGCTATCATTGTATCGTGAATGTTATACTCCAGCGTTTCGCACTGCTCCAGATAGTCGCTGTAATCAAGAGGTGTCATCTTCTGCTCGTGTATGTATCGTGCCACCCTTTGCGGTGTAAGACCTGTTATCCTCACAAGACGTTCAAGAGTGCCGTGTTCGTTCTTAAAGACCTTTGCTATACTCAGTAAATCTTCCGGTCTGAGTTTTGGATATTCCTCACGATAGTCAAGATACTGCTCCCACAGATATTCGCTGCCTTTGAGTGTCTTGAACTCCGTCTTGTTTAGTCCGAGCATTTTCAGCAGGTCATTACTTTTCCAGTTCACACGCTGAGAGAGCAGGAACTTTTCCTGATATCCCCACCAACCTGTGTATCTCACGCTTGTTACGTCATAGTCTTGCTTCATAAGATACTCAAGATTAGGGTGCTTGCAATATGCGTGAAGATAGCATATAAGCATATTGCCGTGATAATGCTGATACTGACTATACCGCATATCCGATTTGTCTATGGCTTTGATGTTCAGTACCGAATAGGAATTATCGTAGTTATATCCCATACAGCACTTGCAAAAAACAGGCTCACGGAAGTCATTACGCACAGACCAGTTTATGCCGTTATCACTGCCGTATCTCACCGAGCCGTCACGGGCGAACACATACCGCTGTCTTTCCACAAGGTCACCCGTTGAGTATCGGTGAAAGCAACGTGCGAAAAGCTCAGCACCCCTTGTGAGGAACACCACATAATTCTTAGCACCTCTGCCTTTCATCTTATCCATAAGTTCTTTATCCACCGCAGGAAAGCAGTAGATAAGAGCCTCTTTTCTTGTCTTTTTCATACTGCTACCTCAGAAGTCAAGCAAGCTGTCAAGTGACAAGCTGACAGGCGGTTTTGCTGTTTCTTCGCTGTCCGAGCCGTCGCCCAGGTCGATAGTCATATTGAAATGAACGTCCGCACCCTTGAAGTAAAATCTTACAGCTCTGCGGTAGACCTCGATATCCGAGATACTTCCCCCTGCACCCTTAACAGCGTTTTCTGCACACTCAGCGAAAGTCCTGTCCGTCTGCAGGACCGCCTGAGCGAACTCCTCGTTCTGCTCACAGAAAGTTTTGAGGACCTCAAGAGTAGGCTTTGCGACCGCCTGCGCATACTTGCCAAGCTTAGCGGCAGACAGCTCCTGCGACAGCTTGTCCTGAGCTTTCTTTGCGTTAATGTTCATTGCCGTCACCACCTCTCAACTTTTCAAGCTTATCCCTTGTGCTGCATATCTTTCCATACGCCTCGCCAATGTCAAAGGCTCTATGTTCTCGCTCAGACATTACTTCATAGATATCAATTATATCTTCACAAGCTTCATCAGCAGTTTTGTATGCTTGACAAATCTGCTCTTTTGTGCTATCATCAAGGTGTGTTGAATTGATATTTTTCAATATCTCTGAGCTTGTGCTGTTGGCAGACAGTGCAGGCTCGTTTTCTTTTATGTAACGGGTAAAATATACGCCGCATTTATAAAATCTTTTACCAAGCGAACATTGTGTGCAGTTCATATTTCCGTCAGTGCAAACCTCCACCGCCTTTTCAAACTCCTCTTTCGTTATCATCGTTATCCTCCTCTTTCTCAAAACCTTTCTCCCAGTGCCTATCCGCCACGCTCAGCACAAGATACATCACTACATCTATCCCTGCAAGCACGGCTACTGTTATCAGCAGTATTCCTACAATGTTCATTACCACTTTCCTTTCATTTCAACTTCGACCTTGACTATGGGTCTGCCTGCTTCTCTCACTGCACGCTTAATGCTCTCCTCTGCTTCCTCGTAGGCAGTTTCTTTTACGCTTACATACCACCTGTACGCTACATACATTGTAAGCACCACCAAGAGCGCTACCGCTGCGGCACATCTGATTATCTCTAGTACGGCTATCATTTTCTCACGTCCTTTCATTTTAACGTCCTGTGTTTTAAGCTATCCACTCAGGGTGTTCAGTCCTCGCCGTTTCACAAAGCTTATCCCAGAGCGACGGGTCACGCCCGACCATATCCTGCAAAGCTCCTGCAAGCTTGCGACCGATACTGTCCGCAGCCGCCTGCCGCTCCTGCTCCGTGCAATCGTCCCAAAGCTTATAGCTTTTGCCACCGTCGAACGAGACGTGCCTTATGACTTTTAAAGGCGGATATTTCGGCATTTTTATCACCTCCTACTCAATTCTATTGGATATCGGGGTTGTACTATGCTAGACAAGCTCCTCGATAACGGCGATATTCTCGCCCTCTGAGCGGTCAACAAGGTCCATAGCCTCGCCTGCCGTCTTTGCCGTGACTGTTACCAGCCTTATGCCACTGAACGTGTCTGTCAGCTTAATTTTGTAGTGTTTCAATTTTGTACCTCCTTGAAAAATCTAACTTTGTGTGGTATAATGTAGAAAATTATACGAAAGGAAGTTTTAATCTTGAATTTTTCCGACAATTATTTAGCTTTCACACAAGCAAGCTATTCTGATTCATTAAAAGCCATTCAAGAGGCAGCTAATCGAATACTTGAGTTGCAGAACGAGCAATTACAAGCCGTAGTCAAAAATGCAATTGCTCCAATGCAATCTATGCTTGACGAAGCAGCTCGGAACATCTTCTCTAATCTTGATATTTCAAAACAACTCTCAGCTTCAATAGGCGTAATGAAGCAAACTATATCACAATTCAGCGATATTATTCCTGACGAAAATTCCTCAACATCGTCTAATAGTGAATCAAACGACGTTTCTAATGTCCAAGATGATATTTGCAACAACATTGAAAATCTTATTTCGGAAGTTCCAATCGACCCCAAAGCAAAAGAAGATATCATATCATCAAATGAAATACGATCTTTAAGAACAACCAACCCTTGGACAAGAGAACAAAAGTTTCAACTCATAACACTGATTTTAAGTATATTAACTTTTCTTTTAAGCATTATCTCTAAATCAAGCGATGATTCAGAAAACGAATACAATACGACTGTAAACATCACCATAAATAATAATTCAGAAAAAGACGAACAGATTAAAGAACTTCACAACATACAAGATAAAATGCAAAATATTCTTGAAACTATTGCCGAATCCGAAAATGAGGAAGAATCCTCTACTGCTGATGATGAATCTCTATCTGAATCTCAGTGATTTCCACTTCTAAAGATACTATTCTGCAAACATTACTCACAATCATAGACCAGAGTGCTATTGTTATGCTCAAATCAGATATCAAGCTTATGCACGCTGCTATGAAACTTGCAAAGCAAAATGCAATACCTAGATAGTAGGTTAGTTTTTTCAAATTCACTATCCTCGCCCCCCCTTTAATCACTTGTTGCATTTTCTCCTCAGTTGTGATATAATGGCTATATCTTACAAAGAAAGGAGGTTTCTGCAATGAATAAAGTTGATCTGCCAGAAACATTTTATGAACTTCCCAAAGATCGTCAGAGCTTTTTATTATCTTGGATATCAAATAATCTCAGGCCAATCGAAAGCATAAATACTCATTACACTTCTTACAGTATTAAACATTGGATTGAAGAAGAATATCCAAACGAATATTTTACTAATGGCGAACTTAAAGGAGCTATGCTCGAAGCTAATTATAGAACTAACAACGAAAATGCCTTAAACTGGTGTTTCAACATCTCTGAACGCTCACCTATTATAGTCAAGAGAAAAGCTCAGATGAAGTAATTCTTTTGGTTATCATTTTATTGAGGGAAACAACTATGCTCACAGTATTGTTGTTTTCCTCTTTTTCTATTTCCCAACGTTCAACAGCTTTATAACCAAGCTCTTTTAGTTTGCGGCAAAGTGTTGATTTCCCCGTTGGTCCTTGCTTACCCTCGACAATGATACAAACATCTTTATCAAGTAACGCCAGTAATTTCACAACTTCTTGCTCTGAAAAATATTGTGATAACACTTTTCTGAGTTCCGTATTCTCACCCCCTTTTCAATTGTTCGTTTCCTTTAAGAAACTGCGTCTGCAAAAAAAATATCAAGTATCTTTTCTTGCGTAAGTTTCAGCACTTTGGAGATATTTGCGATCTCAGGCTGCTTGAACGCAGTTTCCCCTTTCATACGAGAATACAGCGTTTTCTTGTCCAAGCCTATTAGCTCAGCGAGTTTTGGAATGGTCAGACCACACCTTGCTATCTCCGCATTAAGGTCATTAATATTCATTGCTTTCACCGTCCTTTCCTGTCTTAGTTTCCTTTAGGACACTTTCAGTATATCATATCAAAATAGCATTGTCAACCCCTTTAGGAAACTTTTTTCACTTTTTTTGAAAAAGTAGTTGCATTTTAGAAACTTATATGTTATAATATAATCAATCCAAATCAGGAGGTCAAAAATTATGGACATAGGAAAACTTATAAATAAAAGAAGAACAGAACTCGAACTTACTCTTGAAGATGTGGGCAATGCTGTTGGCGTTAGCAAGAGTACAGTAAAGAAGTGGGAAGACGGCTTTATATCAAATATGAAAAGGGATAAGATAGCCGAACTTGCAAAGGTGCTTAAACTCAATCCTGTTTCACTTATCACAGGTGAAGAAACTGTTGAGGATACGTCTGATAGCATTTTCAATGACTTTGACAATATCAGACCACTTGCACTTAAAAAGTTTCCTATGGTCGGCGAGATAGCTTGCGGCAAACCTATTTTTGCAGACGAGGATCACGAGAGCTACATAATGGCTGATACTGATATCCACGCTGACTTCTGCCTTAAAGCTAAGGGCGACAGTATGATAAACGCAAGAATATTTGACGGCGATATCGTTTTTATCAAGCAAATGCCAATGGTCGAAAATGGTGAGGTTGCTGCTGTGATAATTGATAATGAGGCAACGCTGAAAAGGGTCTATTATTATCCTGAAAAGCATAAGCTTATCCTCAATCCTGAAAATCCTGCGTATGAGCCGCTTGTGTATATCAACGAGGAACTTGACACTATACGCATTCTCGGCAAGGCTGTTTGCTTTATGAGCAGCTTGTGAGGAAGCTTTAAATGAAAACTTACGAAAATGCACTCCAAATAATTGCCGACAACTACGCTATTATTGGTAAGGAACGGCACGAACTAGCCGCTATGGTCATTGATAAATATAAAAGCTCTACTGAGCCTTTTGATATTCTTGGCGTTGCTTACGCTTACTTGTGGCAAGGTGCAAAGTTCAGACAAGATGCTATTTCTTATTTTGAAAAATATTTGTCTGAATACTCGGATATAGATTTAAATTGTCACTGTATAAAAAGGTGGTCTGTCTACTCCGATTTAGCAACGCTCTACGAAAAGGAATATAAATATCAGAAAGCAATTTTCTGTTTGCAGAAGTGCATTGCTATTGACGATCATTCAAATGCCGCTGATTATACGAGAATTGGTGATATTTTAGTTAAAGAGGATATGAGCAAAGCGGAAGAATTTTATGTAAAGCTTTTAAATGACCCTAAACTAAATAAATACCAAAGACAGTTCGCCTACGCCCTTAATGAGGTTATAGAAAAGAAAAATCGGGGATATGTTTACAGACCTCGTAACAAAAAGCAATAACTAACTAAAATTTAATCACAGAGGTGACAGAATGACCTCAAAGAAACACAAATCAAAGCCCGCCAGTACCGCAAATACTGATAGGGAGAAAAAAATCTCGCCCCCAAGTGCTACCAACACTCAGAGGCGAGCAGAGCGGATACTACCAATATCAGCTCAAAATGAACAAAACCCAATCACCACAAAAGGGCTTATTCTGCCCTTTTATTATACTGCATATTATTAA